TTACATGACTAACCTTTAAAGGGAGATAACAATGGCGTTTCAAGTCAGCCCAGGAATCAATGTTTCCGAAATTGATCTTACAACAACTGTTCCAGCACTTGCGACTACGGTCGGCGGTTTTGGTGGAGTATTTCGTTGGGGACCAGTCGGAAAGTTCGTTCTTGTAGATTCAGAAAATACACTCGCAAATCGCTTCGGTAAACCTACATCGGATAACTACGAAACGTTTTATACAGCAGCTAACTTCCTTTCTTATGGAAATGCTCTGTATGTTTCGCGTGCCGCTGCGACGACGGGGTTTGCAAATACTTTAACTTTTACTCTCGACTCAGACACTTCGCTTGCTTCGAACGGTGCAGCGCTCGGTCTTACAGTTGGTGATCTTGTACAAGGCGATGGCATTCCCGATGATACCTTCGTTACGGTTGCAAACAACACCGCTATCGCTCTTTCGAGAGCAGCTACTACAAGTTCTTCTACACTCCTTTCATTCTTTGCTAATAGTCGCGTTTTATCTGCTTATGCTGGTAACACAGCGACAGTCGTGGCATCGAACGTCGTAGTAAGAAACTCTGAAGAATTCGAAAATAAAGGTGCAGCAAATGCAACTTTCGCTGGAACAGAGTTTGTAGCTCGTTATCCTGGAGCGCTCGGCAATTCTCTCAAAGTTTCGATGTGTGATAGCGCAACGCAGTTTTCTGAAACGGTAGTATTTGAAACTAATACCACTTACGGCTCAACAACTGCAAATACATATGCTCTTGCAGATCTTACAAGTGCTACGATGTCGATCGCCGTAGGTAGCAACACTGCTAACGTCGTGTTTGTATGGTCGGGAGACGATTTCGCAGATCGCGTAGCAAATGCTGCGACAGCACGAACAGTTGGATCGAATGGCGTATCAGCTAACTTTATCTCTTTGGCAACTGCAAATACACTCTTTACGAATAATGACGCAGTATGGTATGCAAAGGGAGCTTCTTCGACTGCGAATAGCATTCAAGGTCTATCAGAAGGTACATCGTACTTTATTATCGCAGCTAATACTACTGGGTTTTCTCTGTCGCTTTCTTCTGGAGGATCTGCAGTTGCTATTTCGAATGGCGCAGCCAACTCGGTCGTATTCTTCACAAAACAATCAGCGACTGATCTTGGCCTTACTCTTGCAGAAGCTCGTCTGGCGGTCACAGCAGTAAAAGATAAGATTTCTGTCGGCGATTATATCGAAGTTGGTAATACAACGGTTGGCAAGCAGAATATGAGAGTCGTTTCAGAAGGTGCACAAACCGATGATGGTACAAACATCTTCTTTAACATCGTTTTCGATTCAACTTGGAACAAATCATCAAACGTTAGTAGCACTTCACTGAAACGCCAGTGGGAATACTTCAATGTTGTCGAGTCTGCACCAGGTATATCTTCATCAATGACAAACGCAGGTCGTACTATTACTGACGAAGTTTCAGTAGTTGTAGTTGACGAAGACGGTCTGATCAGCGGAACACCTGGTCAAGTTCTTGAAATCTACCAAAATCTTTCACGCGCAACAGATGCCAAGAAAGATGACGGTACAACGAACTACTATAAGACTGCAATCAACGACTTCTCACGTTGGGTTTGGGCTACAAACGATCGCGCCGGCGCTTCTTCGAATACGCTGTCAAACATTGCTAACTCGACCAACACGACAACTTATACGAAGTCATTCGTTCGAGGTGCAGATGGTGCGACAGAAAGTACAGTTTCGATGGCAGCTCTTGGTTCTGCCTATGATCTCTTTGCAGACGCAAGCACAGTCGATGTTTCTTTGATTCTTCAAGGAAAGGCAATCGGAACTCAAGATGTTCAGCTAGCTAACTATCTGATCGATAATATTGCAGAAGTTCGCAAGGATTGTGTAGTGTTCGTTTCTCCTGCATACTCTGACGTTGTAGGTATTAACGTAGAAAACCAACAAGCACAGAACGTTGTAGACTTTAGAAATCTTTTGCACAATACTTCATATGCATTCCTCGATTCTGGTTACAAATATCAGTATGACAAGTATGCGGACGTATATCGTTACATTCCTTTGAACGGCGATATTGCTGGTCTCACAGCTCGCAGTGATAACCTTAAAGATCCTTGGTTCTCTCCTGCTGGATTTACTCGCGGTCAAATCAAAAATCTTGTCAAGCTAGCATTTAGCCCTGGAAAAACTGAAAGAGATCTTCTGTATAAGAACGATGTCAATCCAATTGTCACTTTCCCGGGTCAAGGTACAATACTTTTCGGAGATAAGACTCTGCTTGGTCGTACTAGCGCATTCGATCGTATTAACGTACGTCGCTTGTTCATCGTTCTTGAGAAGGCCATTGCCACAGCTTCAAACTCTACTCTGTTCGAATTCAATGACGAATTCACAAGATCACAGTTTGTCAATTTAGTTGAACCATATCTTCGCGACGTACAAGGTCGCCGCGGAATCTTTGACTTCCGTGTGGTTTGCGACGAGACGAATAACACTGCTGAAGTAATCGACAGCAACCGCTTTGTTGGAGACATCTACATCAAGCCTGCTAAGTCTATCAACTTCATCCAGCTAAACTTCGTCGCTGTCAGATCTGGTGTCGAATTCACTGAAATCGCTGGCCAGTTCTAATAAATAAAATAAACCTAGGAGGAAAGTAAATGGCTTTTAATATCACTGAAATGAGAAGCCAACTAGCTTTTGGCGGTGCAAGACAAAACCTGTTCCAAGTGGATATTTTTAATCCTGCGAACAGTTCAGGGGATGCAAAAACAAGATTTATGTGTCAGGCAGCTCAACTGCCTGGCTCTGATCTTGGAGTCATTCCGGTGTTTTACTTCGGTCGTCAAATGAAGTTAGCTGGTGATAGAACATTCGCCGAATGGACAGTTACGATTATTAACGATGAAGACTTCTTGATTCGTAATGCCATGGAAGAATGGTCAAATAGAATCAATCGTCTACAACGTAACGTCAGAGAAATTGGTCCTGGATATAAGTCACAGGCCACAGTCACTCAATTCGGTAAAGATGGCACGAAGATCCGCACTTATGATTTTAACGGAATCTTCCCAAGCAATATCAGCCCAATCGAACTTGATTGGTCGACAACCGATCAAATCGAACTGTTTCAGGTAACGTTCCAATATGACTATTGGTCAGTTGGCCGTGTTGGTCAAACGGGTCGCGCCGGCGGTGATTAATAAGTAAAGGGTAGTCATTACCCTTTACTTTTTTTGTTATTTAAATTGGAGAACCCATGGCCGAGTTATTTGGTTTTGAAATTAAAAGAAAGCAAGATGAAAAAGCGCTTCTATCATTTGCTCCGAAACAGGATGATGATGGAGCGCTTGTTCTTGCTGAAGGTGGAGCTTACGGCCAATATGTTGATATGGAAGGTTCTATTCGAACCGAGTCAGAACTTGTTTCGACGTATAGAGAAATGGCTCAACATCCTGACATTGAGCTGGCAGTCGATGACATTATCAACGAAGCAGTTGTTATTGATCCAAAGAAAGAAGTTGTATCTTTAAACCTTGACGATTTAGAACAGCCAGACAAAGTCAAGAAACTTATTCTCGATGAGTTTAAAACTGTACTCGAACTTCTTGAATTTAATCAACATGCCTATGAGATCTTTCGGAAATGGTATGTCGACGGCAGAATATTCTATCACTTGATGATCGATGAGAAGAAGCCGAGAGAAGGAATTCAAGAACTACGTTATGTAGATCCTCGCAAGCTTCGTAAAGTCAAGACTCAGAAGAAAAGAAAAATTGCCAAAGATTCAAACGTCATTGTTCCGATGGCCGGAGAAGAGTTTTATATCTACAATGAAAACGGCTTTGGTAAAACTCCGAGTCAGCCGAATTATCAAGATCCTACTACACAAGGCATTAAGATCGCAGTCGACTCGATTGTGAATGTATCTTCTGGCCTTGTCAATGTCAAAGGTGACATGGTTCTCGGTTATCTGCAGAAGGCAATTAAGCCTCTCAATCAGCTAAAGGCGATGGAAGACTCATTGGTCATCTATCGTATCTCACGTGCCCCAGAGCGCCGTATCTTTTATATCGATGTCGGCAACCTACCGAAAATGAAAGCTGAGCAATATCTTCGTGATATTATGACTCGCTTTAAGAATAAGATTGTGTATGATGCTGGTACCGGAGAAATCCGTGACGATCGGAAACATATGACCATGCTCGAAGATTTCTGGTTACCTCGTCGCGAAGGCGGTAAAGGTACAGAAATCACTACTCTTCCAGGTGGACAAAACCTTGGACAGATCGACGACATCGTTTATTTTCAACGTAAGCTTTATAAAGCTCTAAACGTTCCGATTTCTCGTCTTGATCCTGAACAAGCATTCAACTTTGGCCGAGCCACTGAAGTGACTCGCGACGAAGTCAAGTTTGCGAAATTCATTACGCGTCTTCGTACTCGATTCTCAGAAGTTTTTAGTAAGATTCTCGAGAAACAGTTGATTTTGAAAGGTATTATTACCTCAGAAGATTGGGCGGAATTTAAATCTAACTTTAAATATGAATACTCTGAAGATAATCATTTCGCCGAGTTAAAGAACACAGAAATTCTTCGCGATCGTATCTCAATGTTACGTGATGTCGATGACTATGCAGGCAAGTACTACTCGCATGAATGGATTCGCCGTAACGTTCTTTATCAGACAGAAGAAGATATGGAAGAGATCGACAAGCAAATTATTGAAGAAATGGATAATCCGCAGTATGCTCCTCCAGAAATGGGGCCAGGTGGAGAACAGTTACCACCTGAAGATGCAGACGCTGAACCTACTCAGGATGAAACTTCGCCGACCGCCGCTAAATCGAAAGCTACTTCTATTCCGAATGTACCAGATTTAGTAGGAAAATAAATACATTATAAATAGTAAAAAGCTTTTTGGAGAATTTATATGGACATTGACGAACTGATTGGAGCAACCGTAGATCAACAGCCGACACGGTTTGCAAACGCATTCGACGCAATTATGCGACAGAAAATTAATGCGAGATTAGAAGACGAAAGCGTTGCATATGCTCAGCAGATGTTCGCTTCAGACGAACCCGAAGACGATGACAATTTCGCAAACGAAGATGATTTGGATTTTGATATCGATGACGAAGAGTTCGAAAATGAGTTCGAAGACGAAGAATTTGATATAGAAGATCTCGATCTAGAAGATCTCGATCTAGAAGATCTTGACCTAGAAGACTTAGACACAGAGGAAGTTGACGATGGCGAAGACGCTTAAAGATTTCTTAAATGAAAGACAGCTTGGGCCGATGGTCGTCAAAAATCCTGACGAACAGAAGTTCATTGACAAACACGTAGTTGCGAAGACTGCTGATCGCAACGGTAATGACGACGAGCTTTTCAAGGGCTCGAAGGTCAAGATGGCCGATCGCAAGAAAGATCGCAAAGGATATAATCCTGGCGAAGATGAAGACGTATACGAAGAGCTAAAGGGCAATCAGCACAAGATCGATGCCAATAAGAATGGCAAGGTTGATGCGCATGACTTCCACCTCCTTCGTAAGAAGAAAAAAGTTGCCGAAGAAGCTGAAGATCTTGATGAAGCTGCTTTAAAACAGGCAGAAGATCGTCACTTCGAAAAGCAGTCTCCTAAGATGCAGGCAGCAATCAACCTTCACCTTCGTAAGGGTAAGGACTATCAAGACGCTGTAGCTGCCGCAAGACGCCACGTTAAGGAAGAAGTCGAAGAGCTAGAAGAGCTTTCTAAAGGAAAACTTACCGACTATAGAACAGCTGCTAAGAAGCAAGGCACTGACATTCAAAACAAGATGAAGATGGGTGGCGGTGACTGGTCTAAGGATGGATCTGATACAAAGACCCTCAGCAAGAGAATGGCTGGCTATAAGATGGCAGGTCGTAAAACAAACCCGGATCTAGCTGCTTCAGTTGGTAAGGGTGTCAAGGTACCTGCTAATGAAGAAGTCGAAGTGATCGATGAACTTTCGACTGACACTATGAACAATTATGCCAGAGAAAGATCCAGAACTGCTTTTAGCGGTGGTCGCAAACCAGGTGAATCAGTTGATGCTGGCATCAAGAGAAAGAGCAGACAGATTAATAGTCTGGCTCTCTCTAAAACAAAAATTAATAGAGCACGTGATACCGGAAGCACTGTTCTCAGCAAGGAAGAAGTCGAAGCAATCGACGAGCTTTCAAAGAAGACTCTTGGTTCATACGTGAATAAAGCTAACTTTGACTCTGGTAGCCAGGGAATGAGCGCCGGTGAAATGTTTGCAGGAGGTAAAGCTCCGCGTGCTCAAATGAACCGTATGAGAAAGAGAGCAACGGGAGTTGAAAGGGCTGTTGATCGTCTTACCAAGGAAGAAGCTGAACTACAAGAAAAACTCGACATGAAGAAAGCTTCGATGGGAACAGTAGTCAAGGATTTCCAAAAGTCTGATGCTCCTCAGTTTATGGGTAAGTCACAGAAGAAGCGCCAAGTCATGGCGATTGCTGCGAAGCTTTCAGCGCGCGATGGCAAACCACTCAATAAAGAAGAGCGTCTTCTGACTAAGCTGGCTGATATTTCAGAAACACATCAAAGAACGATGGTATCGGTCTTTGAAAAACTCAACGAAGATAATCAATATGCATTTATGCAAGCCTGCGACACAGCAGACGGCATCGAGCAAATGTTGGACTTCTCAATCAGTTATAGAGGTGAATAATGGCTGTTACTATTACATCAAATAAGAAAAATACCTCTGCTGTTATTCACATATCTGCCGCGAATAGCGGCAATATTGTGGTTGCTG